TTCCCCCACCGCCACCACCGCCAGACGCGATGTAATAACCAAGGGAGGACGAACCCCCCGGTCCTCCCATCTGATTAGTACCGCCGCGAGCAGAGCCACCAGCGCCGACCACGACCGTCAGCGTTCCTGAAGGTAAGTGGACAGAAGCCTGATCCAGCACACCACCAGCGCCCCCACCACCGGAGTGATTGCCGCCGCTGTTACCTGTTCCACCAGAACCGCCGCCGCCAATCACCAGAACGTCAGCGAAACCAGCCGTGTTCACCGTCAACGAACCACTACTCGTGAACTCAAAATACGAGTACGTCGCGCCACCAGATGAGTACGAACCCGTAGCGGTGTTGCCGATAGAAGCGAAACCAGCGACCGGGGTGTACGGACGCGCTACACGAACAACAACCTTACCGGAGCCACCAGCGCCACCAGCGTAGTATGTCGGAGAACTGAAACCGCCACCGCCGCCCCCGCCACCTGTATTAGCCGTGCCGTTACTTCCGGCGCCGTTATAGCCTCCTGCGCCACCGCCGCCAGAACCACCAGCGGCCGCACCTGTGCCATTGGTAACTTCGCCGCCACCACCGCCACCAGCATATGTCACCGATGAGCCTGTTATAGAACTCGCTAAGCCAGCACCACCAGCGCCACCATTTGCTGTGGCATTGGAACCCACGGCGCTTGCTCCGCCGCCACCTCCACCGCCGTAGTTTACGGTTGTGCTTCCGGCTCCTCCGTCATTTCCTTGCGTTGGTATACCTGACCCAAATGGAGTGTTTGTACCTCCGTATCCGGTAGTGCCACCGCCGCCACCTGAGCCGCCTCCGGGTTTGTTTGTGTACGTCAGATTGAGGGACGCATACCCATTCCCACCGCCGCCACCTGCGCCGATAAGCGATCCGAGCCGACTTGCGCCTCCGGTTGCTCCGCTCATTGGAGAACCATCAGCGATGCCAGCGCCGCCTGTTCCTCCGGCGCCAATCGTCACCGCATAAGTATCGGCCGCCAAATAGATTTGCGTATAGTTTCCAAAACCTCCGGCTCCACCGCCGCCGCCACCCGTATTAGCGCCTCCGCCGCCACCGCCGATGACCAGCACATCAGCCAACCCCGCCTGCGAAACCGTCAAAGACGAACTGCTATCAAACTCCCAATAGTCATACGTCACCCCACCAGACGAGTAGTTACCCGTCGGAGTGTCAGAGATCGCAGCACCACCAAGCGCACCACCAGAAACCTCAGTCCACGCGCTCCCGTCGTAAATCTCCAACTTGTCGTCATCGCTGCGGTAGCAAGCCTGACCCTCAACAGGTGAAGTGATCGCCGCGTCACGCGCAGTCGCGTCAGCAAACACAGCGATACCCTGCATCAAGTAATCGTTCGTGTCAGCCGCCGTGAGCACGTCACCGCTGTTAAACGTCTTGAATCCACCAGCAGGCATTAGAGTGTCTCCCAACTAGAGCCGTCATAGTAAACAAGTGAATCATCATCTTTAAGAAAAGCAAACATGCCTTCGCTCGGGCTTGTGATCGCCGTATCCCTAGCAGAACTCGACGCGAACACCATGACTTGCTGCTGCATGATGTAAGTATTCACATCGGCGGCAGTCAGAACGTCACCGCTTGCAAAAGTCTTAAAGCCTGCACCTGCCATTTTAGCTCCTTAGAAACCTAGAGTGCTCGTGTCAAGAATACCGAACAGTGCGCTGTCAAGAATAAACGAGGCTTGCGCCTGACTCATCGAAAGTGTTACAACGTGGTTCGGTTCGGCTCGCGTAAACGAATGCTCAATGCGATCCAGTGTTGCGTACTGACTAATTGCTGCGCCGGTGCTGGGTGCGAAAACAACTTGCAGCGGGTCAGCAACCTCGAGGGCACCAACCGTTGCTCTCTGTGACGCATTTAAGCCATCAACGACAATCGAAACGCTAGTGATCTCATAGGCGACATCTTTATGCCGCGCCAAGAGAAAGTCAGCAAGTTCACCCAACTCTGTGTCATCGTCGAATAAGAGATCCGTTTGGCTTAACTCACTTTTGCCGTACGTTGTTTCACTGGTCGAGTCCGTGCGGGTTTCCGTGCCGCCGCCTTTTCTTGTCAGTTTAACTGTGTTAAAGATTTGATCGGTGCTGCTGTCAACTTCGATACTGCTGATCGGTACACCGCCTGTACCTAGCACCGTGGCTGTCGCAAAGTTTTGTGTTGCTTGTCTATCTTCGAAAGTAGCCAGACCTTGGCGATCCATGTAGAACGCGCCGAACTCCGTGTTCTTGATTGTGGATATGTACGACAGCAGGTTGGTGTTTGCTGCTGGTGTATCGGCTTGCAGGGTGACAAGCCCGGCGTCTAGATCTCGCTTACCTGTCGGCCAGCCGGACTCTGTGAGCACAGCGCCTATTCGCGCACCGCTAGTCTGCGCCGATTTAGTTGTGGTGGTTACATTCGTTTGACCGAGAGTCAAGAAACCGTCACCGCATATGGCTGTCGTCGTGCTGTCACCCGACACGGCGTAATCAATCTGCCAGTCATCAACTAGACCGCTAAAGATTGGTACACCGTCCAGAAGGATCTGCATGTTTTTACGCGGCACAATGTTATCAACGTACGGGAAACTGGCCCCGCTACCCGATAACGGGTCGAATAATCTTGCGCGGTTATCCAACACGATCGAAGCAGAACCCGCCTGGACTTCGCCGAGCAGAGCACTACGCCCGCGCGAGATACTAAGTGTCCGCACTTTATCGGTCACATCTACAAGCGAGAAATCACCACCGAGAGTGTAGACAGTGTTGTCAAGTTTGCCCTTGACCGCACCATCTAGCTCAAAAAAGTTTGTGACCCCGCCGGCGTCCTGGCTGAAAGCAAAGACAACTTGGATAGCCATTACGCAACCTTCACAGGCAGAGGTCCGTTTTGCCTTTCGTACTGCTTAAGAGCCTCGACTATCTGGCGACCTACTGCGCGACCATCTGTACCGATACCAGCGTTCACGTTGATCACGATATTGCTGGTGCTGTTAGAACCGGACATGCCGCGAGATAACGGGACAACGGCTTCCGGTCCAGCCTCACCGATTAACGCCAAGGTCGGCTGAGTAACGATACCGCCTCGTGCAAGAGCCGGTATCGAAGCAAGACCTTTCGTACCGATAGAGAACGGGCCGAATGTTTTGCTTGCCGGCCCGACACCGACAGTAAACTGTGGCACTTCGAACTTAAGGCTATTCCATGCACCGATGATCTTGTTAATGCCTCGGATAACAAAGTTAATCGCGCCTTTTATCGTGGACTCAATTGTGTCCTTGACAGTGTTAAAGACACCAGCGATAAAGTCACGAATGGCTGTGAACGTCTCCACAAACGCGGTCTGCACACCCGTGACAAACTCTTGAATGCGCGAAACTGCCTCGGTGGAAAACTCTCCGATGGCCACAGAAACCTCGGCAATCTTACCGATCACCTTTACCCAAAAGCCAATCAAGTTAATCAAAGCCGAGATAATGAAACCGATCACTTGGATTAGTTTCGTGAGGTAAATGCTGTAAAACTCGACGATGATCGGGACGACCTTGTCCGCAATGAACTGTGCAGCAATCTTAAAACCGTCACGGAGTTGCATTAATGTTTCGCGGTTCTCTTCCAGGGTTTTCTTAACCTGGTCAATGACACCGATCACTGCGGCACGTATTCTTTCGAAAGCAGCCTTCACTGCGTCACGCAATGTTTGGCTGTTCTTCCACAGATACATGAAGCCGGCGGCGAGAGCAGCAGCCGCTAACACAACACCAGCGATGATCAAAGTAACTGGGTTGATTGCAGCCACAATGGCACCGAAAATGCTTATCAGTTTACCGACCACCAATAAAACCGGCCCGATCGCAGCAGCAATCCCAGCCACCTTGATAATCATTTCTTGCATAGGCTGCGGGAGTGTTCTAAAACCTTCCGTCAGTTTACCGACGAACATTGTTAGTTGCTCGACAAGATCCGCGGCGCGATCTAGTAAACCGCTATCCGCGAGAGAGATCATTAAACCTTCGAAAGCGGATTTGAGCTTCGTAACGGCGCCGTTGAGACCTTCCAGTTGTGTGCTGGCGATGTTATCGGCTGTGCCGCCGGACGTCTCCAACATACCTGTAAGTTCGGTGAGCGCACCGGAACCTTGACCGAGTAGGGCAGCCATACCGGGTCCCGCTCGGGCACCGAACACCGCCATGAGATCCGCTGTGCTCGCACCCGATTTTGCGAAAACGTCCATGATATCCGCGAAAGATTTAAGATTGCCTTCCGCGTCCAAGAATGCGAATGAACCGTCCTCGGCTTGGATACCCAGGTCGTACATGGTGTTGGCGGCTTTTTTACTGGGGTCCAGTAGTCGGCTAATGACGTTGCGCAGAGTTGTGCCAGCCATGCTGCCTTGGATACCAGCGTTACCTAGTAAGCCTACGGCGGCTGCTGTTTCTTCGAAACCCATTCCCGCGCTCGCCGCAATCGGGCCGACGTATTTCATTGCATCACCGAGTTGCAAGAGATCCGTGTTTGATGATGTAAATGTTTTCGCCAGGATATCTACCGTGCTGGACATCTGGTCAGATGTTCGACCGAAGCCGGTTAGAATGTTCGATGAAATATCCGCGGCGGTTGCGAGATCCATTTGACCCGCGGCCGCCAGGCTTAGAACACCAGGCATAGACTCCAGTATGTCGTTGGTTTTAAAACCCGCCATGGCGAGAAACGACATTCCGTCCGCGGCTTGACCGGCGGTGAAAGCGGTCGTGCGCCCTAACTCTTGCGCGAGGTCTCGCAGATCAGTGAAGTCCTCACCAGTGGCTCCGCTAATCGCACGAACCTTGTTCATGGATTTCTCAAAGTCACCCGCTGCTTTGAGAGACAACGCGCCCAACCCGACGATAGGTAAGGTTAGACCTTTCGTTAAACCGCCGCCGGCTTTACTTACCGAAGCACCAACACTTTGGATCTTCTGCCCCATCGCCTCAAACTTTTTACCGAATGTTTGAGTTTTGGCTTGCATCTTGGCGATCTCACGCTGGGCGCGAGCAAGGTCTTTGCCGTCGAACTCTGAAAGCAGTTTAATGAGCACAGCGTTTTTAGCCACCTAATGCTCCTAACTTTGCTTGCGCCTGTTTCTGCGCCTTTTCGACAGCCAGGCTAATGTTCTTAAATGCGTCGTCCTTGTTAAACTTTTCTGACGAGTCAAAGGCGGCGTACAGTAACCGACTGGCTGGTCGACCAGACTTGTTGCGAATGTTCTGCACGAATACGCTTTCACTCGGTGGTGTTTTGCGACCCGCTAACTCCCAGATAACACCAGCCGGTGACGTGTTAAAAACACCCATGAAGTTATTAGAGACTTGACCTCTGCGCCTATTCTTGGCGCGAGTCACTTTGATTCCGCCGCGAATAGTTGCTGCGTCGTAACCACCGCGCCAGTTTTTCCAGCCGCTTAACCCGTTCGGGTCAACAAGTTGCCGAGCCTCGTCACGCAGCGCAACGGCTTCCTGTTTGATCTCATCGACCGCTATCTTTGCGGAGTCGGCGTCGAGCTCCTTTAGAACAGCGATCGTGTTACGAAACCCGAAGGCCTTAACTTTCATTTGCGACCTTTCTGCTGGGCTTTACGATGTTCATTGTTACGCCAACGCAAGTATCTTTGCATTGTTGTTATCATGCGCGGCGACTCGCTTAGCACAGCAGACGGGGCGAGACCAAACTCATACGCCAAATGCACCACATGCCAGGTTACGGCTTTGTCTCCAAAGGGACTATTTCTTGATCCTCCGCAATCTCAATATCTGGATCTGTATTCTCAATCCAGGTGTCGAAATCCGGTAACGTTGGATCCTGTCTCTGCATGGCGTGGTGCGCCAACCAATACAAGTCTTTGATCCTGAAATCACTTTGGAAGTTACTTACTGATTTGTCAAAGGCTTCCTCAAAGCGGACAAGATCCACCGCCGACACGGTAACATCGACGGTGGATCCGCCCTCGGAGGAAACACGCAACAGCATTTTCATAGCAGGACTCCTTAAGGGTTTTTACTTACGAGGTGGCGCGAGTAACTGCACCGTCAATCGGCCAGGTTACGCTCTGCGTGGCGAGGTCACCGACGCTACTGTTAAACGGCTGGGTTTGAGTAACCAAGCAGTTCATCGTGTACGTCGGGTTATCGGTACCGACCGCTGCGCTTGTCGGCTTAAGCACAACTTCGACCGAGGTGCCGAGAGCCGCGAAAATTGTGTCATCAGTTGCGCTCGCCGCGAAATCCTGGTGGAGCTCCAAGGTTAGCGTACCGGTCTTGAGACCACCGATGCGCGTACGGAACGTGTCACCCATCGCAGTTGTTTCGATGTCCT